CTGAGAGAGAGAAGCTTTAGTTGGTTGCTGTCCTCCCAATAGTTTTATAAGTTTATTAGAACCTATTTTTATTACATTCTTCGCCTCTTCTACAGCTTCTTTAGAAGCTTTTGTTAATTGTGAAGAATACTTTTTATATAAAGGTTTGCTTATTTCATAAAATTTTTTTCCAATCTGAATATACATAACAATTTCCTAAGTATTAACCTTGATAAATCTTCCTGAAGTTCTTAAACCTCTTGGATACATGTAGTTCTTTCTATTTAGAAGCTCAACACGCATCCTCTTTACACCCTCTGTGTAATCATTTTCAGACATCTTGGTTCCTGCAACATTGGCTCTCATCATATATGCATAGTATTTTGCACGATTTACTACAGTATCGTGGAAGCGTACTGGCAGTATTGGAATATCAGTATGTGCAGATAGATCAGTGTGTGTTTTGAAATACTGATACGATATGCTCATAATCTTTACAGGTATGGGAGAGACACCGTATTTGTCATCGTTGGTTTCATACACATACATTGGAATGGAAAACTGGTTCTTGGAAGTCTGGTTAAGATCCACTTCTGAGAAGCTTTCAAACCATTCATCATATGAGATATACTGCAGTTTACGAGGTTGATCATTCTCCACCACTTCAATACTATCAACTTCAGCAGCGGAACCGCTTGATTCTGCAAGACCAATGTATGTAGTAGTAGCAGATGCTGTGAACTGATTGGTTAGCCACTCCCCATCTCCAGTATTAACAACACTTAGTGTTGCACTGAGATTCTGTGTACCTCCAGAGGCTGTTCCTACCTTTAGTGATACATCATTGGAGAACGTTCTTGTTCGTACAACATATTCCTTGTTCTTTATGGTCTGGACAATCTGTGTTACTTCTGCACTATTTAGCTGCAAGGCACCTGTTACTTCTGCACCAGAAGTTGTCTTTGAAACCTTTATGGGAGTGCCAGAGACTACTGTCCAATCAAGGAGATTAGTGTCAAATGTTCCGTTCTTGAGCAGATCCTTGGGACGTAGAATAAAGGAATCCCAATCAACCTTTCGGAAATCAGAGGGCAGACTATACTCCTGTATTCCAGCAATAAGAGTATCTGTCTGATTCTGTATAAGGAAGGGCCACTCTATCTCAGCATTATATATGTCGTTTATTGCTTTATTTACAACATTCTTGACCATTGTCTGCACACCACGAGAAGAACTAAAGGTGGTGGAGGTAAGCTCAACTTCATTCAGCTCATTAAGAACGTTGTTTACAAGTGTAAGGTAGTTTGCCATCTTTACTCCGAACAATTTTCACATGAACAGTTTTTACATACTTCTATTTCCTGATCTCCATCATCATCTGGAAAGTTTCTGAAGGCTCTTAGTGCGCTAAGAGATTTCCTCAAGGTTCTTCCACAGTGTGATTCATGACCGCAATTTATACAACCGTTACCTATCATCATAGCTCCTTTGAAGCTGTCCATATGAAAGAACTTTTAACAGGTACAGTTGATCCCACATAGGGTTCTGTGTAGAGAACAGGTTGTGACATGCTGAAAGAGCCTGTCTCATAAGATGTAGTTCCCAATAAGGAAGGTTCTTGGCATGTGATACCCTGCTCACTACGTAGCCGCAAATACACGCACGTTAGCTGTGCTGCCTGATGCATTGTAACACTCAATACGGTCTATTGTATCTGCAGACCAGTTAGTCTCCCAAGTATCGTTTTCTGAAAGATAATTGCTCTCGTTGAATGTACCAGTAACATCACCCCTGTTACGGCTTGTATCGTCAGCCAGCATAAAAGGGACTCCTGCCTGTAGTTTGACAACAAACGCATTCTCAAGGTTACTGCCCGATACCGTTCCGCCTTCATTGCACATAACCTGAAGCTCTACAATCTGGTCTGATTCAACCCACATGAAATCAAAATCTGCCAACAGGCTATCATTCCACACCTCTGCAAGGGTAGAGTTGGTTATGGAATACCTCTTGTCGAAGTAGTGTGTTACTGTGATTGAATCTGTAGACGTAAGACTTCCTCCAGTGACGGTATGTGTGTCATCGTCTGGTATGTCTACAGTAAA